AAGATATCAATCACTTACATAATCTTAAATAACAACAAGGAACAATATTACTCACAATATCGAGGGTTAAAAGTTCCTTGCTGTTGTTTAAAAATATATAAAAAAGATTGGAAGGTTATACCTTCCAATCTATACAAGTGGCGTCAGCCATGGCAACTGGTATAAGCCAAGCGGAGCTGGCTGGCACCAGTTTGCCATCTTTCTCCACTTCATAGGTTGAGATACTTACCTTGAAAAGGTCAGTATCCAACTCTATTTCTTTGCCTTCGGCAAATTTAGTGGCTTTATTAGCTTTCTTTGATGCCCATTTGGCATCATCATCAAACAAAATCCACCAACTTCTTTTGTTGGATTTTGTTGCCATTTCACCACCAAACTCAAAATCTCCACTACTCCCAGTGGAAAGTTTAAACTTTCTAAACCCTTGTTTAGAAACTTCATTTTTCAAGATTTTTACTTTAATTCTCATATTTTATTTAATTAATTGTGCAAAGCCCGGTAGGGCTTTGTTAGGAGGGTGGGGGACTTTTGATTTGGCTATCCATTCCCCCCACACATTAAAAAAATTTTTTAAAAAATTTTAAAAAGTGTAAAGTAAAATACTACTTTTCTGTAAAATAAAAAGGTAGTAACTAAGTTACTACCCCTGATTGCATATGCTATACAATGCCTCTTAGATTCTATTTTATTGTACCTAACTTATTGAGGTAATGAAACTTACCTATAGGTATATGAATACTTAAATTTATAATTAAGTTATTTAATTAATTATACGAAAAATAAATGATATTATATTTTATCTACCCTGTCCAGCATAAGGTTTCTTATACCTCTTACTCCCCTTAGCCAAGCTATCTTTCTTAGCATGTCTACCAAGAGAAACTTTAGGCTTCCTCTTGAAGGTGTTCTCCGTTACTTTGTTCTTTGCCATAATTATCTAGTAATTCTTTTATTCTTTGTAATGCTTGTTGAGATCCTTGATCTCCCTTTATTGCATCTAGAAAATTCTTATTCTTTTTAACAAAAAGATCATACTCTTTCTTTTGCAATTTTTCCATTTTTCTCCTGTATTGTCTATTCATAAATATTTTATATATATTTGCAAGTATAATACGAATAAATATGAAAACAATAAAATTAAAATTACTAGTATTTGAGGATTCACTAAAAGATTCTAAGGGAAAGAGCATAACACATGATATTGCAGATATGCTAAGAGAGATTGGAGAAGAAGTTATAGAGGGAGAAAAACTTTCTTATAAGGATATTGTATTTGCCTTTAATAGCTTACCTCCTTTTATCCTTATTGGTAACCAAACTTCCCCCTTAACTGAGCATACTTTTACTATTATGCAGGGCTTAACTGAGGATATTATGTTTAACTTCCTAGAAACTCCTGAGGAAATAATGGCCCTCATTAATGAAGCTGAGGAAAAACACCTTTTTCAAGAACTTAACTCTATACAACTTAAGATACCTTTTAATAATGGAGAAACAGAGACTAATAGCAGTGAGGGGTGATACCTACCTCAACTATATGAGGGTAATGTCACTAAACTTTAACCTTACTGAGACAGAAATAAGAGTTGCTGCAGAGCTACTTAGAGAATATGAGGGGTTTCTTATACAAAGTACCCCAACTATTGCATGGGAATTGCTAAATTCTCCTAAAACTAACAAAAAAATTAAGGATAAACTCTCTCTTAAGGATGCTTCTTACAACAACATTAAGGCATCCCTTAAGAAAAAGGGTCTCTTAACTACTTCTGGCTTTAGAAATGGTATTTACCTAGCAGATATTAAATTTATCTTTAGTGAAACTTAGTCTACTTATTAAAGAAGTTGCTGATAATCTTCAACTTCCGTACAAGGATGTTAATACTGCAATAAAATTTAGCTTCTTGACTACTGGAAAGGAGATGAAGGACTCTACTCCTAAGATAACTGTAAGATATCTTGGTACTTTTATTAAAAAAATGAATAAAAGAGAAACCTATAAAAACTACTTAAGAATAAAGAATGAGAATAATAGAGATAAATAATGCTACTGTAACCCTGCATGAGGCTTGCCTCTTAGTACCAGAGTTTAAGGTAGTATATGAGAAGTATAAAAAGGATAATGGTATTCAGGCTTTTAAATATATCTATCTATTTGCTGATTATAACTCTCCTTATAGAGCTTATGATGAGGAACAAAAGATTGCAGCACTGGAGAAAGATCTAGAAATCTCTTTAACACCAGAACTTAAGAGTGCAATTGAGAAGTATAAAGAACTTAATTACACTTTTAATATGAGGTACTTACAAGATGCACTTCATGCTGCCAATCAAACTAGGGCATACTTTAGAAATGTAGATTATGCTCTCCTAGACTCTAGAGGCAACCCTGTTTATAAGGTTAAGGAGGTTACAGATGCACTTAAGAATACTCTACAAGTAATTACAACCTTAGAGGGCTTAAAAGAAAAGGTAGAATCTGAGAATGTAGCACAGAATAAGGTTAGAGCAGGAGCAAAGATTAACAAATGGGAGCAATAAGAAATAAGAATGGTATATGGATTAATACTGAGCCCTTTAGAGAGGCCGGTAATAGATTTGTAACTACTGGTAGATATACTGATGCTCTTCCTGGGACCCTAGAATTTGATAGATTTTGGGATCAGGAGTACACTAGATGTATGGAGGGGTATGAGGTATCTGGAGCTAAGATAACTGGTAAACATTACTTCTATCTAAATTACTGTCTCATTAATAAAGTAAATCTTACTGATGATAATAGAGGTAAAAGAAAAGTATCTAAGGGGTTTCTCCTTCCTGACTTTTGGGATGGGGACTTTGAGTACTTCTGGTTTCTAGAGATTGCAGAAAATGGTATAGACCCTTCCTTGATTCCAAGCTTACACCTAAATAACAAGGTCTTATGGACAGAGGGAGGAAAGAGTATGATAGTAGGTAAGGCAAGAAGAAGAGGATTCTCTTATAAGAATGCTGCTACTATTGCTTGGGAATATACCTTCATTAAGAAATCCCTCACACTTGTAGCTGCTTATGATAAGAAGTATCTATTCTCTGAGATTGGTATCTTTACTAAGGTGATGGATATGCTCAATCACCTCAACACCAATTGCCCAGCTTTTAAGAGAAGCAGGCTTGTTAATAAGATAGCTGATGGGCGCATTAAGAGTGGTTATATAGAATATACTGATGATGGTACAGAACTCTCTAAAGGACACCAAAGTGCTATTACTTGTGTATCCTTTATGAATAATCCTGATGCTGCAAGGGGAGCTGATGCTAGTAAAATTATTGTAGAAGAAGCAGGTACCTTCATTAATTGGAATGAGAGTTACTATGCTATGGAACCTTCTATTAAGGCTGGTGATTATTATACTGGAATGATGATTGTCTTTGGTACTGGTGGTGATATGGAAGCTGGTACTATTGATTTTGCAGAAATGTATTATAACCCAGATAACTATAATATGATGCCTTTTGAGAATGTATGGGATGAAGATGGATTACCTGAGAAGAGTACTGGTTTCTTTTTTCCTATGTATCAAAACTATGAGGGGGCTTATGATAAGGAAGGTAACTCTGATGTACCTAAGGCTAAAGAACTCTTAACAAAACTCAGAGAAAATAAGAAAGCTAAAGCTAAAAGTCCTGAGGAGTATCTTAGACATACTACTGAGTATGCTTGGTCTCCTGCAGAAGCCTTTCAAATTATCTCTAATAATGTATTTCCTACAGAAGACTTGCGTAAGCAGCTAGGCTTATGTCAAACTAAGGATGAGTATAAAGGTATCTGTGGTAGAATGTCTTATGATGAGAGGGGTAATCCAGAATTTATTCCCGATTTATCCCTCAGACCTTTAGAGTATAAAGATAAGAGCTTAGATAAAAGTGGTTGTATACAGATTTGGGAAAAACCAACCCCAGGTACATCGTACAACTTATATACTGGAGGACTAGATCCCTATGCTACAGATGAAGCTAACTATAGTGAGTCTCTTGGTTCACTGTTTATCTTTAAAAGATATGCTATCGGGGAAGAAACCCATGATCTTCCAGTTGCAGAATATACAGGCAGGCCACAGAATTTCAAAGAATTCTATGACCAATGTATTCTCCTAATTGAGTACTATAACGCAAGCTGTTTATATGAGAATAACATCAACAATTTCAAAACTCACTGTGAGAATAAACATAAATTACATTTATTATCCAGAACTCCAAGCATTGTCAAGGCTGCATCTAACCAACACTCAAATACCTATGGAATCAGAGTTGTCGGCAATTCATATTCATCTGTTAAGAATGAACTTATCACTTATGTAAATAACTGGTTAAGAGAGGAGTATGAAGATGGTAAGAGTAATGTATATAAAATTAAGTCTATAGGACTCTTACAAGAACTTATTACTTATAATAGTAGAGGTAACTTTGATAGATTTATATCTTTCTCTTTATCTCTTATTAGAAGTATAGAATTAACTAGAATACAACCTGCTTTTAAAGACTCGTATAAGAGGAATGGCAGAGATTTCTTCTCATCCAAATTATTTAGTAACTAATGATTCCACCACTCCCAGAACAACGAGTACCTCAGAAAACTAAGGAAACCTTAGATTGGCAGAAGAAATGCATTATTGCACTAGTAGGTAGAGCATACTCTAACCTATCTGGATCTCGCACTTCTAGAGAGGCTAAGCAAATTAATTATGATCTCTTCAACTCTATTGTTAATATAGAAGATTTCTCATATGTTACTAAGCCTTATGGTGTTGATATCCATGATAGTATAGGTAATCTTCCTGCTAACTTTCAAGATTATAATATTGTGCGCAGCTCTGTTCTGCAACTGGTGGGAGAAGAACTTAAGAGGCCATTCTCATACAAAGTAGTATCTGTAGCTGGTGAAGGTTTTAATCAGTATATTGCTGATAAAAAAGAAGCATTAGAGCATGCTTATATGTCTATCTTAAGACAAAAATTAGGAGAAGAAGTACAAGTAGAAGACCCTGCTGAGGTAGAAGAAAGATTTACAAACTCTTACATTAATAGTGTAGAAATTACTGCTAATAAATTACTTTCTCATTTGGAAAGATCTCTTAAACTTAAGAATCACTTTATTAGAGGTTTTCAGAATGCACTTACTTGTGCAGAGGAAGTATATTATGCAGGTATCTTTAATAATGAACCAGTTCTAATTCCTTGGAACCCAATACACTTTGAGTGTGATAAAAATCAAGACTCTCTCTTTATTGAGGATTGTGATTGGGCAGTAGGTAGAATGTGGTTAGATAGAGGACAAATACTAGATTGGTTTGGAGACAGACTGACAGATAAAGATAAAGAAAACTTAAGAAGTGCAGAAATATTTAATGCTACAGCATCATATGGACAATCTCCAGAAGTCATTACAACAACATACCCACATTACAATTACACAGGTACCAAAATTCTCATGCAACTTGTCACATGGAAAAGTGAGAAGAAGATTGGGACTGCAACTTACCTTGATCAAAATAACCAAGTACAAAAGAAAGTTGTTGATGAAAGTTTCAAGATTCCTGAAGAACTTAAGGGGGAAATTACAGTTGAATGGAACTGGATTCCAAGAACATGGATTGGGGTGCAAGTTGGACCAACAATCTTCTTTGCTTACGAGAGTCCCTATCAATTCAACACAGTGGATAACCCATACAAGTGTAAACTTCCATTTATTGGTAGAATCTACAACAACATCAACAGCAAACCAACCTCACTTGTTGATCTCATTAAGCCCTATCAATACCTCTACAACATCATCTGGTACAGACTAGAGTTGGAATTTGCTAAGGCAAAGGGCAAGAAGTTTGTAATGGATATTGCTCAAATCCCAAAGAGTAAGGGATGGACAGTAGAGCAATGGATGTATTACTTTGATACTCTGGGTATTGCATTTGTAAACTCAGCTGAAGAAGGTAGAGAAGGAGATCCTACTTCTGTATCTAAATTTAACCAGTTTACTGGGATAGATATGACTCTCTCTAACTCTATTAATGGATACTTCTCAATGCTTTCTAAGATTGAAGATTCTGTTGAGAATATTACTGGTATCTCTAGACAAAGAAAAGGACAAATTAATACCTCTGAGACAATGGGAGGTGTAGAAAGATCTATAGTACAGAGTAATGCTCTTACTGAGATATATTTCCATGAACATTCTATGGTTAAGGAGAAAGTCTTAGAACATCTTTTAGAAATTGCTAAGATTGCATACTCTACTAGTGAACATGGAAAATTAGTATTTGATGAGTTTAGTAGAAATATCTTAAATACTAAATCTCTTATTAATACAGATTTTGGTTTATATGTTTCTGATAGTGTTAAAGATAATGGTATCTTAGAACAACTTAAAGGGCTTGCTAAAGAAGGTATTTCTTCTGGAACTCTACAATTCTCTAACCTTATTGCTCTTCTTAAAACTAACTCTATTGCTGAAGTTGAAGAATCAATTAAGAAAGCTGAAGATAGAAAACAAAAAATTCAAGAACAGCAGAATGCTACTCAACAACAACAGATTGAGAGTAATGAAAGGATTGCTAGAGAAAGAATGGATAGAGAAGAAAATCAAAAACAACTTGACAGGGAGGCAAGACTTAGGGAAGCTGAGATTAGAGCTCTTGGAACTGTTGGTATGAGTAATCCAGATATTAATCAAAATGCTATTCCTGATGTTATGGAACAAACTAAGGTAGCACTTCAACAATCTAAGCAACAGTTTGAGCAAGTTGAGAAAAAACAAAAGATGGAACTTGAGAAAACTAGAATGCAGATAGAACAAGAAATGCAAGCTAGAGAGAATGAACAACAGAATAGAGTTCATGCTGATAGAATGAAACTTGAGAATAATAAACTTGCTCTTAAGAAACAAGAAATTGATCTTAAGAAAAGAGCACTTAAGTATAAACCTAAAAGTAAATAGCGTATAAAAAATTAAATAAAAATATTATGGCAAAATCAGTTAATACTCCTAAAGAAGAAGTTAAAGTAGAAACTCCTATTGTACCACAAGTTAAAGAGGAAACTATTATTCCTGTTCCTGTAGTAGAAGAAGTTGTAAATCCTGTTAAACCTTCAGTAAATAAGGAAGAAATTGTAGCTAAACTTGCAGAACTTGCTGGTATCTTTAGAACTATGTATGGAGAACAATTGAATCCTGTATTTGCAGAGATTCATAAATCTCTCTCTAATGCACAATATAAGATTATGCAAAACCTTTAAAAAAATATGGCAAAGATTAAGAAATATGTTGGAGGTCTTGCAGCTGCAGCAAGTGGAGCTGGAGCTGCTGGAATGTCAAGTTTGACTGGAGGACAAGCATCTGGAGGATCCTCATTTGGAATGGGTTTAAATAAATTTGGAACTCCTATATTAGCAGCAACTAGTACTATAGCTAACTTAATCAATGCTAATAAAAAACAAGATCCTACAGGAAGACCTTATAAAAATGGTACTAATATAGTTAAAACTAAAAAAAGCAAATTGATTAAATATGAAGGAGGAGGAGAAAGTATTAAAACAACAACTAGAAATGATTCTATAGTATATAAAAATGCAGCTGGAAATGAATTTAAAAGTGGTGCTACAGTATCTTTTAATAATGGTAAAGGTTCTCCTGTTTCTGTAAAAAAAGATACTCCTGCAACTGCCCCAATTATTACTACAACTCAAACTGCTCCAGATACTGCTCAACCAGGACTTTATGAAGGTTTGGGTTTAGGTAGAATGGGACAAACAGGTGCAGTTGGAGGATTATCAGCACTTGGAGAATTTTTACCTGAAAGAGGAAAAGGTAGTTGGGCAAGAAAAATTTTAAAATATGGTCCAACTGCAGCAAGAGCTGTTTATGATCTTACTATGGGAAAACCTCTTTCAGAAATAGCTTTAAATCTTGGACAAGATATAGGAGCTGCTTCAACAGGAAGTGCTGTAACAAGATTTGGTAAAGCGGCTACTAAAGATGTAAAAGCACAAATTAAAAAAACTGCATCTGCAAAACCAGATGTTGAAGCACTTGATAAACCTTATAATCTTACACAAGCATTAACTTCTGGTTTAATTAACGCAGGTAAAAAATCAACAATTGCAGGCCTTCCAACAAAAAGTATTTTATGGATTAAGGAAACTGGTAAAGACTTAAAAAAAGCTAAAGAAAATGTACAAAGTTCTTTACAAAGAAGAAAAATGGCTGCTGAACTTGAGGCTTCTAATAAAGCTGCTACTACTTTAGCATCTACAAAAAAACATACTGGTCCAGCAAATACTCAAAAAGGAATTGGTGTAGAAGGTAAGTATTATATTAAAGGACAAGAAGTACCTAAAGAAAAATATACTGAATGGGAATCTAATGAAAAACCAAAAATAGTAGAAAAACAATTAGCCTCAGTAAATAAACAATTAGAAGCACTTGTTGGTAAAGGTTCTAACAAAAGAGATATTAATACTCTTACACCAGAAGAACTTAAAAAATATAATAACTTGCAGAATAAGAAAAAACCTCTTACAAAATATCAAAGAGACAAAAATAAGGCAATTAAAGAAGCTGAAGCTGCTAAAGCAGCTGAAGCAGAAGCTGCAAGAATAGCAGCAGAAGAAGCAGCTAAAAAAAGTGAAAAAGCAGCACTTGCTAAAAAATTAAAAGAAGATAGAGAAAAAGCTGCTGCTGCTGGAAAAAAAACAACTACTAATAAGAAAACTTCTTCAACTACAGGTGGAAGAAAAAAGAAAAGTGCTCCTCCAGCTTCAGCTGCAGTAGATGATGATGATCCACCAGAAGATGTAGTAAATGCTATGGCATCAAAAATGGGTTTAACAGGTGGTAAAAAGAAAGCTAATGGAGCAAGATTAATTAAGTATAAATAAAAATTCTAATAAAAAATATTAGAGAGTATAATAATTTCCGTATAACAATTTAAAATTAGAACAACATGTTTGGTGACTTTGTAGAAAATGAAGAATTAGAAAATGAAAAACCTACAACTGGAGAGACAGATGTAGAGGAGGATGATCTTGAAGAAGATGATTCAGATGAATATAATTTCTCTGATGATGATTCTGAAGATAGTGAAGAGGAGAGTGATGAAGATAAAACTCCTTACCAAATCCTTATGGAGGATTTAGTAGAAAGAGGAGTTTTATATGCAAATGAGGAAAAGGAGTATGATGTCAATGAAGATGGCATTGAAGAACTCCTTGAAGACACTGTAAATGCAAGACTTGCTGCTACATTCCAAGAGAATGATGAATTGGCAATGCTGTATGATGTAGTACAGAATGGAGGTTCAATCCAAGATGTAATGCAAATTTATGGAGAAGTAAATTATAGTGAATTAGATATGTCTGATGCAGGAACTCAAGAGCAAGTAGTAATTGATTACTATACTGCTAAAGGTCTCTCAGAAGATAAAATTGCTCGTCTTATTGATAGCTCTAAAGATGATGGAAGCTTTATAGAAGAAGTTCAAGAAGCTTACACAGCACTAGTAGGGTTTCAAAAAGCTCAAATGCAACAATATCTGCAATCTTTGGAACAAAGAAATATTGAAGAACAAGAGTATATCCAAGAACAAATGGTAACTCTTAGACAAACAATCAATAATATTGAAGAGATCCAAGGATTTAAGATGGATAAAAGAACTAGAGATGATTTCTTTAACTATATGACACAGCCTACTAAAAATGGCATGACTAGGTTACAGGAAGATGCTCAAGATTATGAGAAACAATTAGTAATGGCTTTTATGTACTATACTAACTTTAATAGTGAAGATATGGAAAAAAGAGTTACTACTAATGTTGCTGATAAACTAAGTAAAGCTTTAAAATCTCAGAAAGATGGTAATGTTCGCTCAGGTACCTCAGGTAGTAAGAGAAGCACAAATCTTGATGATTTTGATGATATTATTATATAAATTGTAAAACCTTTTAAAACAAATAAAATAAAATGGATGTTAATGTAAATTCCAGTAATCTCCCTAGACTCATTGATGCTAGGGCAGTCTCAGGGGCACTTACTGATAGCAATAAGCTTGATCAGTTGCTCCTTCGTAAGCCTTTCCAATTTGGACAGGTAGTATCTTACCTTCTTGGTAAGCAATATGGTCACTCTCTGCAATGTCTTACTGAGGCTCTTGGTAGGATTGAAGAGAAAGAAATTGATAGCAATATCTATCAGTGGGATGTAGCATATATGAATGATAGAACTATCAAGATTACTGCTGGTCCTTCTTCTGTAGTTGCTAATCAAGGTCTTAACTGTGCTCCTGTACAACTTACTCTTGAAGAGAAATGGTTCTCTGGTATTGATAAAGTAAGAACAGATTCTGGTGCTCTTGTAAACATCATTGCTGATCCTATTCAGACTGGTAATGGTTGGCTTTACACTTTCCAGTTCTCTGATCCTGCTCAGTACTTTGACCCTAATGATATTGTTGTAGGTGCTAAACTTAGTAGAGCTTACTCTCCTGTATCTGAGATGTCAGATAGAGGTGGATGGGTAGATTTCTTCTCTCCTGCTAAGTTTGAGAACTACTTTACTACTCACAGAATTGAGCATGCTATCTCTGCTGAAGCTATGAAGCAAAAGATTGCTATTGAGCTTACCAAATCTGATGGATCTAAGACTTTCTCTTGGATTGAAAAGGCTAAGTGGGAAGCTATGGCTCAACTTCTTAAGCGTGAAGAGATTGCTCTTATGTATGGAACTATGTCTAAGGGTAATGTTCTTGGACCTAATGGTAGACCTATCATTGAAGGTGCTGGTCTTCGTCAGCAAATCTCTAACAGAAATAAGCAGACCTATAACAGACTGTCTTATGATATGCTTCAGGATTACCTGATGAACCTCTCTTGGATTGCCAATGGTCAATCTGGTGGTGACTTCAAGTTTGTAATGATGACTGGAAGACAGGGTATGATTGAGTTTGATAGAGCCATTCAAGAAAAAGTTAAGAACCTCTCTATTAAAGTTTATGAAGGTGGACAGTTTGTATCTGGCACTGGAATGAATATGAGCTTTGGTTCTCAGTTTAAGACTTGTATGTTCCCTAATGGTCTTGAGGTAACTGTAGTACATTGTCCTCTGTATGATGATATCGTACTTAACAGACAGCTTGACCCTGCTACTGGATATCCTCTGGAATCCTCTCGTTTTACTATCTTCAACATTGGTAACAATGCAAATGGTGCTAACCTTGTTAAAGTAACCTTGAAAGGTGCTCAGATGGGTTCAATCCAAATTGAAGGTATGACTGACATCAATGGTAACTACAAGCAAGGATTTGCTCCTTCTAGTTCTGCCCTTGATGGTGCTCAAATCCACATGATTAGAAGGTCTGGTATCCTGTTGAAAGATCCTCTTTCTGCCGGTGAACTGATTCCTGCTAAGATTGGTAAGTTTGTCTAATTTTTCTCATGTTGTTGTAGGATAGGAGCAGGAATTTTTCCTGACTTCCTATCCTATTTCAACATATATTTGCAACAACAAAGAAATTTAAAAATAATATGAAGTATAAATTAAGAAGTATCTCCAAAAGTTCTTGGGGATTTACAAAAGGAGGTAAAAAGTTTACCCAATTTGATAAGACTAAATATAGGATTGTGGCATACAAGGATATGTCTAATAACTTTATTACTGGTCTTACTAAAGAAGATGAGAAGTATTTTGAGGAGAAACTAGGTAAGCCAATGGGCTATTTCTCTGCTAGAAGTAACTTTTGGTATGATAGTCCTATTGAGTGCTTTGGAGAAATGCACAATGGTTTCTGGGTAGACTATGAAGTAAATCTGGATACTGAGGGGAAAGATACTGGTACAACTATTGAGACTGGTGAAGCTGATATTGAGGAAGTTTGGAACAATCTAAAAGTTAAGTTCCTAATTGCTAATCCCTCTATTGCTTATAATAATCCTAACCCCTCATCTTCAGCTATGCTAGAACTTACTTCTCTTGCAGAAGCATCTAAGCAGAAAGTTGAGAATAGAAGACATAAAGCTGAGGCTTATGCTAAGTATCTCACACTTACACCTGAGGATAAGAGAAAGTACTTTACAGTTATTACTGGTAAGAGTGCTAATAATCTTCTAGATGCTGCTATTGATGAGAGACTTACTGATTATATTGAGGGATCTCCTAAACAGGCAGATACCTTTGTAGCTCTAATGAGTGATCCTACTGTAGATGAGAAATATAAGTATAACCAACTTTTTCTCTCAGGAGGAATCATTAAAGATAATAATGGATACAAGTTTAATGGAATCCAACTTGGCTTTACATTTGATGAAATTTATAAGTTCTTAAAAGATAAGAAAAATCAAGAACTTAAGGATCTTGTAGAGAAAGCTTATGATAAGATTCTCACCGTATAAGTTATACTATGGATATTGTAGGTTGGCATAAAGCATTCAAGGTACAACTAGACACTCTAGATACTGAGAGTGCTTTACGTCTTCAACCTGAGGTAGTTGATGTATTCTTTAATAAAGCTATTAAGAAAATTGTACAAGAAGCTTATGAAGGATTTGAGGCTACACAGAAACTTTCTGATGTACTCTCTTCTCAAACTAAACTTATTAAGTATCCAAATAGTACATTTCCATTAACAGTAAATACTTTTGATGATAATCTTTATGGTTTTAATTTACCTGATGATTATTATTTTCACTTGCAATCTAATGCTACTATTGAGATAAATGGTCAAAAAGGAAATGTAAGAACTGTAAGACATACTCTTGATACAGAGAGTAAAGTGATAAGTAATCCATTTGAGAGAAGTGATGATACTGAGATTGCAGTTTTCTTTAAATTGTCTCAAATTCAATTTTACTTACCTAAGGATTCAAACTTAATAGAATTTGATATGGTTTATTTAAAGAAACCAGTTGAAGTCTCGTATAAACAAAATATAGACTCAGATTTACATCCTGCTCTACATGAGCAAGTAATAAATTTGGCTGTAATATATGCACTTGAGACATATGGTTCTGAAAGGACCCCATCAAAGGTGCAAATTAAAGATGTAACTTAAATAAATTTTATAACTAAAACAAACAATTTAAAAAAATGGACTTGTTAAAAGTTTTCGTAGGTGATGCTTCTGGTGTTGCCGCAAGTGTTTCAGCAATGGTTCCTGGAGATCTTCTTCTCCTTGATGCTGCTACTTATACTCCTCTAGCTGCAAATACTAGTGGACTTACATCTAAAGATGTAATTATTGCTTCTTGTATTAGCAAGAATGGTGTAAACACTCCTGTGTTTTCTACACCAATTAAAAAAACTAATATTAAGTATATTACTGCAGTAAATGATAATGAAGCTTCATTTGCTGAAGGTACTTCTACTGCTACAGTAAGTACTACTGCACTTGCAGCATCTAGTACTTACTCTATTGGAGTACAAATTAAGGAAGATTTAAGGATGGGTACTTACAATAAGAACACTGAAATCATTGGTGCTTATACAACCCCTGCTACTATTCCTTCAGATGGTTTTGTTAAAATGGAAATGGCCAGCACTATTGCTAAAGGTTTTGCTGCTAACCCTCTTACCTCTGCAGGAGCTCCTTCTCAGTTAGTAAATGTTACAAGAACCTTTTCAGCTTTACCAACAGGTAATACAAATACTGCAGCTACTTTTACAATGAAAAGAGGTAGTAGACAAGTTACTTGGGTTACTGGAACCGATACTCTTGCTGCAGGTGTTGTTGCAGGTGTTGTTCTTAGTTTAGCTGATAGTTGGTATCTTGTAGAAAGCGTTGATAGAACTAACGGTATTATTACCCTTGATACTGCTTATCAAGGAACTGCTACTACTGCTATTAAAAATGCTACAGTAGCTTTAACAACTGCATATTATACTGCTACTAATCCTACTACATTTAATTTTAAATTTACTGCAATTGCTCAAACTCAACAAAACAGATATGATCAATTTAGAGTAGTAGATTTTGTAGTAATTACTCCTAAAGGTAATGATGCTGGATTAGTTACTATTGCTGCAACTGCTCCTGTATATCCAATTGGTTCTTATCGTCAAATTAGAGATCTTGAAGAGAAGTCTTATACTAACTCTAATCCTCTAATTAACTATAGAGAGTTTCCTTTTGAAACATTTCCTTTGAATGCTACTCCTGGAACTTTTTATTGTATTGTTACTGTGTCTTATGTTTCTGGATGGGGATATAATATGATGCAATCTAGTCAACCAGAGTTTTTACAAACTGCTGTTGTTGCTGCTCCTTTTGCTGCTGATGGACAATTTGATGTAACCCCAACTACAACTAACGCAGGTTCATTTCTTGAAACTTGGTCTGCTTGGGCTGGTTCTCCAACTTCTGGTTCATATACTTTTTCTTAAGATATAACTTAAGATTACAATTTAAGAGGGAAGAGAAATCTTCCCTCTTTCTTTTTATATACTTTCGTATAAAAACATATGTTACTATCTAAGATAATATATACCATTCAAGAGCTTAGGAGTAAGTTCTCTCAATCAGATGATAACCCTCTCTCTGATAGACAAGTACTCTTTATCTTGAATTACTATAGATCTTTTCTTATTAGACAGGATATGGAGAAAGGTAGACCTCTATCTCCATTCATTATACAAGAGTTGACTTTAGATCTTGAGAAAGTAGATAAAGGTATTGGTTTTGAAACTAAAGATAAGATACTTAGAACTAAGATTGAGATTCCTAAACCTATAGAGGGGCATATGCATGATTACCTAACTTATGTAGGTAGAGCAGACTTTGAGGATAGATGGACACAATTAGACTTACAGTCTTTAAAATCAGTAAGCTATACTAGACACGCAGGTAGATTTCCTAGATGGTTTGCTAGAGAAAATTATATATATGTAAAGTTTCCTCCTACTTGTACAGTTAAGAAAATACTTGTTAGAGGAGTATTTGAGGAGCCAGAGTTGGTTGCAAAACTTGCAGGTAAAATACTTCCATTTACAGGCATGGAATGGGATTACCCTATCTCTAATAATATGTTATCTATCATTATTAAGATGCTTGAGGAATCAGAATTTAGGTTTACATTTGCTATTCCTAAAGACCATGAAAATGACGGAAGTCAACAATAAGGGAAATTTCCTTATTGCTTACCCACACTTAAAAGACTTACCTTATGAGAAAATTCTAAAAGAATTTCAAAGGGTTCTTTATGCACATCTCTTTAAAGGAAAGACTATAGAAACTCCTATAGGAAACTTTGAGGTAATAAGGTTTAAACCTATAAGAAAGTTTAAGAATAAACCTATAGACTTTAAAGCTACAAGGGAAGAAGGGTTTACTATTAGACACTTAAATGAGCATACTAATGGTTATGCTTGTATGGTAAATTATACTCCTAAAGGTGTTTATGAGAGATATAAGTTTAAGACAGTCAGAGTCTTAGCTAGGTCTCTAGCAGCCCATATACTTCAAAATAAAGACTCGTATAAGTTATATTATGAAGTTAGCAAATATAAACACAGTAATATACAGGCTGGAACAACTGGTAGTGGAACCACTACCAATAGCTGATTGTTATGAATGGATAGCTGCTGCACTACAGCATATTGGTGGTGATTACCCACAAGTTCTAAAAGAGAAAACTCTTGAAATAGAAAACTATAGAGCAGAGATTCCCTGTGATATGGTTAACTTCCTAAGATGGCTTAAGGTAGAAACTCCTGATGGAACTCAAGAAACTTTTGTAGAAGAAACAAGATTACCTAATTATCTTGAGACCTCATACATCTATGCCAATAGAAGAGTAAACTTCTATGACCCTACACAACAATATAATCCCTTTAATAACTCCATCAGACACTCAGTTAATAACTGGTTGACTCCTGAGAATGATTTGACTTGGAACTCAGTTCTTGATTATAGAATTGAGAATAATACTTTTCTCTTTAATCTTGAGAAAGGAACTATTACCTTGCAATACTGGGCAGTTCCTACAGATGAGAATGAGTTGCCAATGATTCCAGATTTAGAAGCCTTTATAGAAGCTTGTATGTGGTATTGCTGTAAACAACTTGCTTATCAAGGATATAAGTTTAAGAATCCAGAGTTTAAGATGATGTTCTTTGAGCAGAAGTGGAATAGGTATTGTCTGCAAGCTAGAACAGAAGGTAGAATGCCAGATATCCATATGATGCAAAGAATGTCTAATGAGAATATGAGGCTTCTGCCTATTACTAATCATTACTACACCTCATTTAGGTATCTAGGTATTATGCAACAACAGAATAGACACGGAAGATTTAGATAAGATATATGGAAGGTACTAATAGTTTTGATAAAGGACTGCATAGGAGTAATAGCCCTCATATGCAACCAGAGGGTAGCTATGTAGATGCTTATAACTGGATTAGGAATGATAGTGGTAGATTAACTAATGAAGAGTTAGAACAAATTCTAGGAGCATTACCAACTACTCATACTTACTTAGGCTCATGTCCAGTACAAGATGGTTTTATATGTTTCTTTAAGGAAGGAGTTAATAACTCTGAGATAGGTATATTTCAGAATGGAATATATACTGTTGTCTTTAATGATTCATTAAGTAATCCTACAGCTCCTTATAAATTAAATTTTCAAAAGGAGATAGATGCTGTAGCTAGAATAAATGCTGCTCAAGAAATAGTTGTATACTTTGTAGAAGAAGATAATAAACCTAGAAGGTTTAATGTAACTCTATTTCAGAATACAACTAATCCATACTTAAGTGGATTATATGATAATATTGAGGATTGGAATCTTCAATTAGATTATAAGATGCCTTATGCAAACTATCAAGTACAACCTGGTGGCACATTACCCTCAGGAACTTACTCATTTGCATTTAGATATGCTACTAGTGAGAATAATAAAAGTACCTTTAATATACCATCAAGGTTTATAAATATAATTCCTAATGCAGAATATGATGGACAAGGTAATCCTATTTATGATGATACTACAGTTGGAGGATTACCACAAACTGCTAGTAATCAAAAGATAATTATATCTCTGCAAAATCTTGATTTAAATTATCCATACATTGAACCTGTTGTAATTACATACCTTGGTCTTACTAATGTACTCTCAATAAAGAGTTTAGGTTTATTTGAGAATAGAAATAATTTAGAATTAATTTTTAGTACTGAGGATCAGTATCTACAAGATGTTAGTGAGACTGCATTACTTGAGATACCATTATCTATAAGCAGTGCTAAATGTATAGAACAAAAAGATAATATACTTGTTCTATCTAATATAACTAGTAAAAGATTTGATAAAGACTTTCAACAAATTGCCAATCAAATTGAGTTACACTGGGAAATAGAAGAGAAGGAAATAGATACTAGAAGAAATATAACTAGTGTTAGAAGCAATGACTACAATTTAAAATGGATTGTAGGTAATTGGGATACATTTAGTAGAAAATTTGGAGATATTTCTAGATCTGATGATCAAACATCTCCTGCAATTTCTAGAGATCAAAACTTTCAAGATACTAATGTATATCAAGACCCTTTACTTTTAAAAGGATTTCAGAGAGGAGAAGTATACTCATTTTCTATTACTCCTATTTATAAAGATGGTAGTATAGGATTTGCTTATCATATTCCTGGAAACTTAACAGCTAATGGAACTCAATTAAAAGCTTGGGTATCTGAAGAAAAATATACTGAAATATATCAAGAAATAGGTTTAATTGATGGAATAAGACATCATCAAATGCCTGATTATGATGAAACAGGATATGTTGGAAATGAGGATTATATAAGAATACTTAGAGTAAGAGTTAAGAATATAAACTTTACTTCTGAGCAGTTACAAAATATTCAAGGATATATTATTGGCTTTCAACCTAGAAACAATGATGTAAATACTAGAGTTATTGATAATGGGTTCTCAAGACCATATCTTCAGAATGAGTATTTTAAAGATAAGTACATAACTAATTTATGGACAGGTAGTGCAGTATATGTAGAAAAACTTGGAGAAGGCAATGATGAAAATTCCAGAGCTGCAAATACATGGTCTCCAAGTTGGTTTACTAATACAGATTATGCTATGTATCACTCACCAGATACTCTTTTAGATAGACAAAAAATAAAAGCTGGTTATAAAATACAAAGAGTAGGTTATGGTAATAATTTAATTATACATGCTGGTATTTCTGCAGAAGATAGTCCATATTTTGAATGGTATTTGACTAAAGGTCCTGATCCTTTTTATGTTAAAATGACACTTCCTGTATGTAGTAGTAGAGAAGGCAATGTTACATCTCAAGAACTTTATGCTAATTTTTTCTTTGAGTTTAATGATTTTGTTTCTAATAAAGGTAATTCAGTATTTATAAATAAAGCACAATATGTACCTGCTATTGGAGCAGAAAACTCAATAATTATTGATAATAAAATTACTGTAAAATATTGTTCTGAGTATATACACTTAGGTACAAATGATACTCATTTTTTTGATAGTACCTCAGATGCACAAAGTAAATATTTTTTATCTGAACAATATTGGATTTCTCAAATAGAGGGGGGAGAAGCTATTGAAGATAGGTTTAGAATATTTGATCCTACATATTATTATAAAAATAATAATGATAATACACAAAGAATAGGTATTAACTTATGTAGAATTCTTAATGAGAATGATCAACAATATGGTAAACTAGAGAATGGAGAATATACTCCTGCAGCTGTAGTATTAAATTTATCTGAGACACAACCTTTATTAGAGGGAGATATATACATCTCTAAGTATTTCTTTAATATGTTTGATAAGTTATATGGAAATACTAATGAGACTGTAGAAGGGCATTCTATGATGGGAGTATATGTAGAGTCTAAGAATAACTACTCACTTAGACATACAGAAGATAATAAAGTTCCTTTCTACCCTAACTATAAATATTTTGTAAGTAATCAGGAACAGAATCCTGGAATGTTTAACTTAGATTGGTATAAAGTAACTACTGGGTATAATAAACAATACTCTGCTATTACTAACCCTAAAGTAAATTTTCCTAAACCTCTTCTTTTTAAAGATATCTCAGAATTTAGCAATAGGAGTGTATATTCCTCACAATCTTTTGAGAGTGAGTTAGTAGATCAGTATAGAATATTTCCTCCTAATAATTTTCATGATGTTCCTAGACATAGGGGAGTAATTAAGGATACATTTGTATTTAATAATAACTTCTTCCATCATACAGAATATGGGTTGTGGCTTTCTTTCTTTAATCCTAATACTACACAAGCAACTTCTCAAGGAGAAGTAGTACTTGGTAATGCAGGTGTCTTTAGATTACCCTCCAAACTTATACTTGATATTAAAGGTGGTTACATGGGAACTATGGATAAGAGTGGAACTAATACTCCATTTGGTAGAGTATTCTTAGATCATAAACAAGGTAAAGTATTTCTTTTTGATGGAGAAGCCCCTTCAGAAATTTCAGACTTAGGTCTTTTCTCATTCTTTAGAGAGTTTGTAAATACTAATGATAAATATACAATGGGATATGATTGGGCTAATAAGAGATTACTTCTTAATAATATAACTCAAGAAAAAGCTATCTCCTATTATCCTAAAACTCAGACATGGACATCTCTTCATGACTTTTCTCCAGATGTATACTTTACTATAAATGGTTCATCATATGCTTGGAAAAATGTTGATAATAGTTTCTATAATCTTGATAATCCAAATGGAATTAGAAAGAACTCTTATATTACTCTAGTAGAAAATACTGCCCCTGATGCATTTAAGAGATTTGATAGAATAGAAATGAATACTATGTCAGGTGGTAATGCTGGAGTAAATTCTCCAGGATTTGTAGAACCTAATAGTTATATCTTTAATAATGAATCTTTTACTAATATTCATTGTTGGACAGATAGACAAAACAGTACTGAGTTAACATTTGATTATCCTCAAGATTATAATGCTGCTTTTAATAGTAGTTATAACTTTAATTTAGTACCTGTAA